GCTGGGGTGCCGCCTAGTGTTTGACTGGGCGCAGCAAGAGTTCCGCCTTCATTCATATAAACGGGCAGACTCGCAATGCCGCCTTCTGCGGCCATCATAAGACTGTCACCACCTATGTAATCTTCAAAGTCTTGTATCTTAAAGATGCCATCGTTCAACATGTCACGATATTTAATAAAGTCCTCTATTTTTAATGCTTCTTCAAAATCTCTTTCATTTTGTGCAAAAAGAAGATCATCCATCATTCTTTGATTTTCTGCTCTAATCTCTCTGCCTCTAAAGGCTGGGCCTTCTATAGCCTCGTCAGATCTTTGAAAAGTATTCCCGCCCGTGGCTGGCATGGAAGGAGCAGGAGCTATGTTTGCTTGTGGATAAAAGTCAGTCGTAGTCCCTGGACGGTTCGCATATGCCATGCCAGGAAGGGCTTGATAAGCCAAAGACCTCCCGTATGGGCTTGGTGCACCGCCTAGAAAAGAAGTGCTGCCTTTTAATTCTGGCCTAAGATTTTGCAGCTGACTTGGAGCAAAACGGTCATAGCCGCCAGATTTTTTGAAATCTTGTAATGCGCCAGAAGTAACATCGCCAAGCTCTCTTTGCCTAGCAACAATTTCTTTTTCAGATTTCTTCATTCCCATATCAGTTACTCACCTGCTTAACACTTCCATCGCCGTCTGGCCTGTCTGAGCCTAGAGTTAGGATCTTTTGCTGCTTTTGGAAACTTCTTCATTTGCCCCGCAGAGCGTGCACAGAATGACTTTCTGCGCGCTGCACGCTTCCCTGTAGGCTTGCTCTCCGTCACAGCAGTCTGGAGTTTACTACCAGGATTGGCTTTGCGATACGCTTTTACACCAGCTTCTGTCATGCCAGCGCCTTGTTTTGTGGGGCGAAAGTTCTTTTTATTTCGCTTCGGCATGTTATCGGGGCGTCTTTTCTTGACAGCGCCTCCGTTTGAAAACTCTTCTGCGTATCGTCTGAACATCAGGAATACCTAGTTCGCTTGCGTCGATCCGACATTACAGCCCCACATCCACGGTGATTACGGCGAACTTCACCACCATTTGCTTTCTTTACAATGGTTTTTACGTTTGTTGGCTTGCCGCCTACACCTTGTGGCTTTGCACGCTTGCGCGTAACAGCGCTACGCCGTTCGCCCTCAGTCATAGAGGTTGCTCTTGACCTAGGCACACACTTTGGATACTTGCGCTTTGAACCTTTTACCTTGGCGCGGCCACACTTTTGAAACTTACCGCCCTTCTTCGGTGCCCCAATATCAACCCAATCACCTTTTGGGCCTTTGCCGAACCACTCTTTTAAACTCATGCGATTCTAGTTGGCTTGCGCTTGTTGGGCAGCATGCCACTAAATCCTCTTGGGTCTATTACGCGGGCGCGCTTAGCAGCAAATCCGCCTGCATTCATGTTTCTTGGCTTTGGCCCTTTGAAGTCTTTGCGCTTTACGCCAGATGGATCTTTAATCTTCCCTGCGCAGATCTTGCTCGCGTAAGCATTTGCATACGCAGAAGGGTATACCTTGAATTTACGCTTGGCTGCAGCCTTGCCTCGTGCACATAGTTTTGTCATGAACCTACACTCACCACGATTGCTCCTTCAGTTACAACTTGAACAGAACCAACCTGACCTTGTGCTTCTAATGAAAGATTGGCGCTAGTTAAAGTAATCCAATTATCGCCATCATACACTTGCAAAGCATTTATAGTCGTGTTCCAGATTAGATCACCAGCGTTGAATTTTAAAGTATCTCGTTTGTTTTCAGTAAATTGCGCGGTGGAGTCTGGATCAAAAGCATCCAAACTCAGTTCAAGCAAGCGCACTGTTCTGTTGAACGTGTTGCTATCAACAGCATCTCCATTGTTGATAAGAGGCAATCTGCCTCGTAGTAACTTGCTCATCTTCTACCGTTGGGCTGTATGTCAAGGCGAGTTCCACCCACCCTAAAGCCAACGCCTAGCTGTGAATCTGTGACTGCGTCATCATCAGACTCAAAGCGCACGGCAGCTTGGCGAGCACGCGCTCGAGTATCGACCTTGGTTGTTGAGCTTGTGATTGCGGTGGTTTGATCCGTGGTCAGTGTGCTGCCTGGGAAGTTGCGAGCCTTTACAACCACGTTAATGGTCTGGTTCTCACCTGAACCCGTGAACTTGATATCAGGTATACAGCGGCGTATGAACTGAAACTCTTCACCATCTCCTATATCAAAATCAGCAGATTCGATGAACACATTGGTCATGGGACTGCCGTCATCGTCGTTACCTGTTTCGTGTTGATACAAGTAATTAGTGGAGCTTGATTTGCCTGCAGCCCTTGGGAAAGAAACGATACCCTCATCAAGCCAAGCAGTCCTAGACAGCTGCCCAATGTTCCACGTTTGTTCTTGATAGTTGTACGCAACAAACCTATCAATGCTTGTTGAGGCAGCAGAACAGTAGAACCAGCCCACCTCATTGAACTGCTTGTTCAAGAAAGCAAACACTTGAAACGCTTGTCCCTCGTTAAAGTCATCAAAAACATATGACTTCACCGAACAAGGCAACGGTGTAACGCTGCCTCCATATGAATAGAAGCCTTTCTTGTCCATCCAAAACACACCAGAGGGTGTATTCACGGCACCATTTGGGCCAATCAAGCTGACGCCTTCGTTAATTAGGTTCAGACCAAAAGTCAAAGGTGGCCCAATAAACTGCAGGCTGTAGAGCGCAACATCTGTCCATATCAAGGTTTCTTGCCTAGCTCGCAACCCACCTATGATTTCGCTTCCTGCAGAGCACCTCAATGATCCAGCGGTGTTGGTGGACTTAGGCTCAAACTCAGTGGCATTTTCTTGGTCAGAGAAAGCAATTAACAATGGGTCAATCGAACCAGTTCTTGCTGTGCCTGCTGCATTAATAGGGTCAGCGCCAAGTACAAGAACGTGCCTATCGATGTCGGAGACTATGACCTGCAGCCCCTTTGTGGGCACTAGATTTGCCCCACTGATTCCTGACAAATCTACAGCCCTGGTGCTAAGACCATCTGTTTTGTCCCAATAATAGATGCTTCCTGCGCGAGGATTGGATATTAAGTCTTCACCAAAGTTATCCATTGACCATAAACGCAGTTGATTTGAATCTGTCAGTGTGGACGTTGATCCCCATGCACCAGATGACCATGCGCCTACACCCCAGCCTGTGCCGTCTACAAAAACATCTAGACCAGAGTTAATTTGATATGTCCCTACTGTGGAACTGCCTCCATTCCCGGTATCGCTGCCATTTGCGGTGACCTCTGAGCCACTCGTGTCTTTTGCTGTAATGGTAAATGTGCTTGTGCTCGGCACAGATGCGATTTGATATTCTTGGTTTAAAACTGCCGCAATAACATTACCACCCAAACTTGCTGCATCAGAAAAGGTAACGAAATCGCCTTCTGCTGCACCGTGACCTGTGTCGGTGACAGTTATGGTGCTTGATCCATTAGTAGCGGCAAAAGTCACATCTCCAGCAGCAGTGGTAGCCCGTATCGGCGTTATGTCGTTGTAACTTGCACCCTCTTGTATATACAGCTTAAATCGTGTGCCAAGGCCCAGTAGCTTTGTGCCGTCGAGGTCTACCCAACCATGAAGCTTGCGGCCAGTGCCTTCATATGAAGCTTGTATATATTTCTGCCAACCGCCTATCTTCTCTGGCAAGCCTTTGCGAAATCTAACCAAGTTGCCATCAAACCAACCGCCCTCTGCAGTGTAGTCGGTGCCTTCTTTGTTGATACCAGGGTTGAAGATAAACTTTTGTAATGGCATTACTGATACTCCCCAGTTCGTATCATCTCAGTGACTTCTACTGCACGATTGCCCACCTGCTGGCTCCAGCGGCTGTCCATAAACTCATCAGCAGCAATATCGAACTGCTCGCGGGACATGGCCTCAAGCGCCTTCACAAAACCACGCAGTCTTGTGAGGCCAAGGTTAAAAGAAATATCAATCATGGCATCTTGCCGTGCTTCATTAAGTGCGGCGAACCAAAAGTAACTATCTTCAAGCTCTTCTCGTACACGATTTATATCGTTGTTAAGGAGATACTCAATCTCATCTTCAGACAAGCCCANACCTGACTCGGCTATATTTCTGCCAACTGCAATGGTTTCGTAACCAGCGGAGCACAGGTACACATGACTTCGCACGCCTTCGTGCCGTTTGAGCATATCAATCAGCTGATTTGACATTTACTTCTCCCGACTTACACCTTGAACTTTTTCGTAGGATCTCATTGCGCCAAGGCCCAACATGCCCATCATTACAGGCACAAGAAGCGTGGTGTCAATTTCAGGCACATCAACCCAGATGCCCAGTATATTTGAAAGTATGGTGTTGTAAAAAAGACCAAGCGCACATACCCAACCGATACAGGGTCGCCACCCGGCTACGAACAAAGATTTAGAGGCAGCTTCAACTTTGTTAACCTCTAACTGNCCTTTGGCAAGCTCTTGAGCGTGTCGCTCTGCAAGAGTACTCAACTCAAAGGCGATACGATTCTTTTCGTCTTTGTCCTCAATTACTTTGTCTAGTAACTGCGTGGCTGGGCCTAT